GTGCATTTCGCACACAGAATGATTGTGACAATAAACCAAAATTGTGGGTCTCACGCAAGTGGTCCTTCACCATCATACTGTAGTTGATCACGCTTGCGTGATTCACGGTTCTACCTATTGATCTTGGAGATCGTCAGTCTCCTCGATGTACCTCCCATTGGTTGCGCGTTGCGTTGTCTCGCGTTCGCGTCTGATTTGACCAATCGTTTGGATACGACCGATCTTCTTAGCAGCGTGTGACTCACGCCATCGTGGCGGCATTTCGTCGTCACTGATATCGCATTCGACGATAGAGCTGGCCTGCAGATGTTGTGGTATCATCGGCACGCTTGTGAATCGACTGGCAGCTGCTAGTGGTTGTTTGCGGCGATTCAGACCCGCGATCTTACCAGCGTCGGTCCAGCGGCGTAATGCGTTAGCGAGCTCCTACGTGCCTGTTCTTGCTAGCGGCTTTAGTCCTTCAGCGGCAGCTTCGGCGAATGGCAAAAATTCGGGCGCGATCGATCCCAATGCTAATGCAGCGGCGTCTACTGCCATCGTGCCCAGATCATCACCTGACTTCGGGTCGATTAGGTCAGCACCGTAACGGACCATGTCCTTGACCATAGGGAACAGCGTTTCATCCCAGAAACCAGTGACCATCATCTTGCCCATGAGTTCGTTTAATATCTGAGTACGGCGTTAGCTGTATGGGGCGAAAATGTAGTCGAAAGAGTACTAGTTCATGAGGTGAAGTGGCGATCCCGCTGACTGCAGTGCGACGGCAGTGGCGCTCGTTAGTCCATAAGCCGATTGGTCGGCGATTCCTTCCAATCTTCTCATCATCTCCACGCTGAAAGACATGTTTGCTGCCAAGTCCTTGAAGGAGAGAATGGTGCTGTGGCGCTACTACAGTGAGTTGTAGACTATGCGGTAGTCAGTATTATCGACCAGTGCAACCAGGTCTGATTGCGTGCGTAGAGGCCGAAGAGTGCCGTCATTAGTGGGTTAGACCCACAATACGGCAGCTCGGGCAGACGACTGAAAGATCGTTTCACTTTGTGGTGCTTCAATCGCTTTCATTTTCAGACTTTCTTCATCGTGCGGCCGGTAGTTGTTTTATACGATGAAGCCAGGCTTGCCGCGACAACATCCACTTTCCGCCTGTGCCAAAAACATTCTCAGCCTGTCTGCGCGCGGTCGTGAAAGATCTGCTGCGAGTGGTGCTCCTTCGTCGAATTCAATTCCATCTCTACCGTAAACAATGTCGAGCGAGCCGCTCTCCACGTCCGAAGTGGTGGTCTTGAAAACTCGTACCGCAGATGCGACCGTTCTTACTTTGACGAAATGGTCTTCTATGGCAGTGTCAGTAGATGGGAGTTAGATAAGTTGCTTGAGACTGGCGCCGCTATAAATGTCGGTCGTGATGAGGACCGGCACGTTTTCTCCATCTTCCAAGATGCCTTGACCTGATACTGGTGCTTCGTTCAAAAACGATGAAGCGATCGAGCCAGACACTCTAACCCAGTTTTCGGATCGCGGTATTTCATGGTTGATGATGACAACGTCATTCGAGTTAACTGTAAGCTCGGCGAACTAGGAATAAGTAACGGTTTCTCTTGGGATGGCTGTCGGCACTCGCGCGCCAGCAGTGCTCGGGTGAAACGTGTCAGCCAACGAGCGAATGTACTTCTTCTCATCGGTGTTCTCGGTGGCTCTTATCAAACTGTCCCAGGATTCGCGGATCTTAGCTGGTAGGTATGCAAGGTCCTGGGGCTTTATGTTGAGTCGCTCCTAATAATGACCGATCTTGCGTCCCAAGCGATCGTTTTCTTCTTGCGCCTCCTCGTATGCTTGACTGAGCTTTTGCACTTCTCTCTCCAATCCAGCTATTCTTGTATGTTTCACAGCTGGGAATTCAGGCAGAGTTGTTGCGGCCGCGTTGTTTTTCCGCGCTTCGCGGAATTGCAATTCAGTGTACTTGAATCTATCGTGCACGGACTTGAGATGTTGCGCGTATAGGTCATTGCCGTGTTGTTCGTGGAATAGTGCTGCGGCTTAGACAAAATCTTTGTAAGTCGACGTAGCTGGATGTTTCGCGCTATTCTCCGTCGATTTGAGTACTGGTTGAGCCGTTCCGTAATCGAGGTTAATTCCCAATTTCTCATTGTGTGCTGTGAACGGGCGCAGTAGTGCTCGAGCTGCTGCTTTGTTTCCTCCACCTAAGAGTTGATATGCCTCTCTCGTGATCATTGCTCCGATTCCCTTCTACGCCATGTCCTTGAAAAGCGATGGTAGTTGCCTTTATTCTGAACGTGAACTCCAGATGAAAACGGGCACTTCAGCTCCCTCAACGTCGAAAGTGACTAACCGATTGTAGTCACGGCCACTCCGCGGGATGTATTGCGTTATGTCCGCGGTGAGTTCCTGGAGCATTTTAATATCGTCCATGTCTGACATTACTTCTCTGTGTTTGTGTTGGTTGGTTCTTTATATATTTGGACTGACACGTCCGGCGATTTTCAATAGGCAGACGGTTTACTCTGGGTGGCCTATGTCATTGCGAGGTTTGTGGTGCTTGTCCACGGGATGTCTCTTGCTTTCACCGAGCGTCGGGTAGTCTTCCAACCGCACCGTGCTGTATCTGCCTTATGTTCTAATTGCTTCGGCGTACTTCCTGAATTCTTCATTCACCCTGTCTACGTACTCTTGAGGGTAACCACTCTCTTGCATCTGCGCGGATTTGCGGTTCGTGACTTTGCCTTCTTCACTTACGTCCATGTCCATGCTCGAGAGAATCTGGACGGCACTGTTGAGCTTTACACTCAGCGACATGTTATCGTCCGCGATGAACCAACGCGTTTTACGCCCGCTTTCTCTATTGTGTGTTTCCACTTGTTCTTTGCACGCCGAAAAAATGTCGTTGAGTGCTTCAAACTGTGGATAGTTCGCTTTGAATGAAAGCAGCTTGCATTGTAAAAAAGCTTGTTCTCTCTGTGAGTTCGGTTGCAGATTGCAATGTTTGACGAAAGGAAGCTTGTAGAAACTGCTCGCGACGTCTCTTCCTGTCATGGTTTCGCCAACGCTCGACAACGTGACCTTGAACTTACAAAAGTTGGCTCCTTCTTCTCCTTTCTGGTATTTCTCCATTGTTACTTTGAATCCCATCAACGCGCCAGCTAACATGAAACTGTCTTCACAATCAAAAAGCGCACCTGCAATGTTGTCATCTCCCTCTACAGCGGCAGTTTTGCCGAAATGACTGGTCCAAATGTCTTCTTCTCCCTACCATCTAGACAACATGTCGCATGCGGCGTCAACGTTGTCACCGTTAACAACTAATGCAGCCACTACGTTGATGTAAAGGAAGGTAAGGAAAGTGTTCCCTAGCGAGGTGCTGATCTCACCGGAGCATCTTGTGGCAGTTCCGTAGATCGTGTACGCGTGACATTATAGATTGAGGTCAGTCTGTATGTTCTGCTTCCAAAACTCACGCAATCCTTCGTCAGGGCACTTGTCCATCATTAGTACTTCCATTTGCTGTGACCAGAAGATCTATGCGTTATCATAAGACGACATGTCGCTGCAAAACACCCAATCACTATGATCTACCACATCAGTCATCTTGTCAGCAATTTGCCAAGAATTGTATCCCTTGACAAACTAGGGAAGCTGACAGAACACTTGAGCCAGGTACTTCTAAAAGAATTATGTCATGTTGCGTATTGGACGGTGGCGAGCGGAAATGACTCGGGCGATGCGTGTATTACTATTCAGCACTTCTTTCTTGACAAATAAATCAGTGTGGTTGTCTATGACAGTGCTCAGATCCGTGTCATCCCTAATCTACCCGAATTCGCGCTGCATCATGTCTTTCTCTGCTCGACTGTACTGCTTCATTGAGTCGATGCTATCGATAATGAGTTGAACTGGTTCTTTGTGCGGAGGTTCCGGCATCTTGGTGATAAGGTTTTCGGCGAATTGCAGCAGGCATTGCACTAGTCTGAGGTCAGATGGGTTCTCTTAATTACTCACTCTGTTATTGACTGCTGTGAGTAGATTGAACGGGCAATCACAACTAGTGTGAAACGAGCATCCGCCTTCGATGACCGGCAATACGCTGACGTAGGTCGTCTTCGGTTCATGTTCGATAGCTTACTCCAGCACTTTAACGTTGATCTTAGCATAGTGCAGTTGATCCGTGTAGGCGATTTCTGGAGCTAAGCATTCGCCTTTCAGCACGACTCTCCCGTATTTATCTAATTCCTGAAGCTCGTGCGGGTTCTGTTTCATGTACTCTCTTCGCCTATCTGCAAGCGAGCGGATGACTAGGAAGTTCTTTAAACACTTCTGATTTAGTGCGTCTCGAATCAGTGCTGCCTCTTTCCGGAACGTGGCAAATTGCATGCCAATAGCATCAGAGCGATAGAAACCATTCCGCAAGAGTGGGCGACGGTTATGTTCTCGCAGTAAAGATACCCACATGGTGAGGCTGCTATCGAATTAGTAATCTTCGTCGTCGATCATTCGTTCCGCACGTCGCGTCGGGCGTATGTCTTCAAGAAAGATATCTTCATCCAACATGGCCCATGCATGTCCCCACTGAACAGCAATATCAAGTTGTTAGCCACGACCAACCGACGGGCCGATTATGACATACCCATCCGGGTGTTCAATTGTCCAGATCTTGGTGGTCAATGGTGTTTTCGGCGCACACTGTGCAAGCTGTGCATTCTGTTACTCGCTCGTGTTGAGGTTGACGCTTTGCACTAGGATCTTGAGTGCATTGGGTAGGTTGATCCCGGTCGTCGTAGTCGCTTTCTTGAGGGGGTGTAAGTTGATACCAAGCTTGTTAAGGATGAACTAACTAGGATCTTTCCGCTTGGCCAACAATTTGAGAGCGGCATCGCGCGTTTCTTGCACGCTGAGTAAGTATCCCATCAATGACCAGACTACTGCTTGATAGACACAGTGACC